TCTAATGTTAGGTTCCATAAAACCTATATCTTTTGCCCAACGTATGGTCTTATCAATTGCTCTTTCCTCTAAACTATTTTTTGTTATAAAGTTTGGATAAAAGGTACCTATGACAAACCCAACCACGCAAACAATTAATACATAATAAAATTGTTTAAAATAATATCTTACTTTTCTAGGTAATTTATATTTTACGTAATATTTTAAACTATGTTTCATTTATTTAAATTAGTAAACTCTTTTTGATACTGTATATTCAAAAAAATGTTTTGGCTCTTCTCGTTCAGATACGTTTTGATTTATGTCTGTTATACGTATCTTTTTTTGAAAAAACAATAAACGCCAATCATTTAAATACTTGGACATATCTTTAAATATTTCTTCTGACTGTGACGTACTAAAATTATTTAATACATCTTCTCTAAAGTTGCCCTCGTAATAGACGATACTTTTACCTTTTTCTCCGCTTTTTTGAAAGTTTTTAATTTTTTCAAGAGCATCAAAAACATATTTTTTTAAATAGTCGTCTTTAAACTTTGCACTCGCCTTATTCATAGTCACCTCCTATAATTTCAATCCTACAAGTTTTAATTTTGAATTAAACTTATAAAATTTTTTGTTGTGATTTCCTGTATCATTTAACTGAGTAAATTGGTACAAATGTACCATCTCGTGCGCTAACGTGTCCAGAAAATCTCTTTTTGTATCAAAAACCTTATCCATCTCTAATTTGTAAATTCTAGTTCCTTTTCTTTTCCACTCTAATGTAATAACTTGTCCTACACATTTTTGTCTTTTTAAATCTTTGATTTCAATTTGATTAAATGGTGATAACTTTTTATTAAAAAGACCTTCATTTAACACTTTAAAATATTTTTTTATATCTTTATACGTTGTGTAATACCTTTGTTTTAATAATAGTAATGGCTTTAGTTTCTTACGTGTAGTCAGTATCTTTTGTTTTATAACCTTAATCATTTACATTTTATATTTGTATCTTTTAAAAGTTCACATTTATAGTTTTTATCTGCCTCTGCTCTTAATTGTGCCGATACACTATCTAATATTGAAGGTAGATATTTTTGTAATATGTTGACCGCATCAATGGCAAATAGGTGTGCGGCACGTGCAAGTTCCTGTTCTAAAAGTTTAGATGTATCAATTGATTGACCGGTAATCTTTTGCGTAATTACGTGACCGATTACTGCTTGATTGTATTCACTTCCTTTAGCGGCGGTCATACCTAGAGTAAGTAACCAGTATATCATTACAATACCGGCGGTCATATAAGTTAAAGTTCTCATCATATATTTATTTTTAGTTAGTTAATTAATATTGGTTGTAAATACTTGATATTCTAGTTGTCTGTGGAAGGCCGTGACTAGAAAAAAAGTTATTTCTCGTAAGAGAAGTTGGTTTACAATATTGTTTATCAACATAAATTGGTGAGTAAACATATTTTACTACTGGTATTATGGTTGTTACGTTATTGATTTTACTTACGTAAGAATTTACAAAATCAATCTTATAAACTTTATCGTAGTCTTTTTTTGCGACTCTTAAATCTTTTAAAGTTTTAAGAGAAATGTTATACTTATTTTTACTATCAAGGTTTTTCATATTGTTTCATTATATAGTTGTTAGTTTAGTATGATAACAATGAAAAGTGAAAGAAAAAAAAACAAAACTAATCACTGTTATCATACATATAATATAACACCTTTTTTAGTCTTTTACAAGGGTTAATTAAAAAATATAAGTATGTAAATACAATGACTTAAAGTCTTTGATTTAAAAGATTATTTTCTCATATAATTGTCATTCCAGTTAAATGCCTCTTTTACAACATTTTCTGTAAGACCTTTATATTCGTAATTTAACTTTTTATCTTTTATACTTAATAGTACCAACGCATCGTCTTTATGTAGTGATTCGAGCATCTGTATAAACAATGCTTCTTTTCTGACTCTACCAATACTACTACCACCTTTTATAAAAATATATAATCTTCTTGCTTCATCTAATAGAGATGCATGTTCTGTACCAGCGGGTGCCTCATTTGGTAAATACGGTGGTGTTCCGTCTGGAAGGTCCCACGTAATTTTTGGATCAAACGCTGCCTTTAAAAGCTGTCTCATTCCTTGACTATCGTTTGCTCGTAACACTTCTATCTTTTTTGGTTTGTCTTTTGCATTATTAATCTTTGTAAAAATCTCATGCGCCAACGGTCTTGCTGATGTAGCAGTTCTTGCCGCTGCTGTCATAAGTTTTTTATTTGTTACTTGCGGATGCGATGCTGTGTTTTGTTCTGCCATTATTTACTCCAATGTTAAAAATCATTAATATTTGTCATTAATGCCTTTAGTTTAAACTGTATAAAATACGGTAATAGTTTTGATCTATTTGGTATATTATACGTTCTATATGTATTTATAATCCTATCTTCTATGTCTTGAGGTATCGTGGATAGGTCAATAAGTCTCTTATTTCTTAAATAATACTTTGATGTTTCACTTCCAAGTGGTATGTTTTTAAGAGAGGACCATTCCTGTAATCTTTTCTTTGTAATCGGGTTTTGTTTTTCATCTTTTAGAAATATATCGTCTGCACTTAATATATTTGGTATACCATCTGAACGGTCACCTCTAATAATCTGTTCTTTTAAAAATTGTTCAGGGTCAACATCTTCACCTATAAACTTTTTTTGTATCGGTGCATACTGTTTGACATTTGATTTCGTTTGTAACTGTATAAAGTCTTTATCACCACTTACAATCATAATAGGGTCTTTTGTAGTGTCGGTAATCTTTACAAGTGTTGCAATGATATCGTCTGCCTCAATCTTATCTAAATGCAATACAATGTAAGGTAGATTATCAGATATCTCTCGTCGTATGTCACTTATTAACTCAAATATCTTTGTCCAATCGGTACTTGATTCCTCTCTACCCTTTCTTCTCGCATACTTATAATGAGGGTATATATCTCTACGCCAAGGGTCTGCGCCATCTGCACAGAGTATCTGCACACCATAATCTTTTTTAAACTTTAGATTATACCCTCTAATTGAATTTAGTACCATATGCCTTATCATATCTTTATTGGGTATACCATCAATCATACCTCTGGTCTGCGCCATAAGATTTGAAATTAAAACTTGGTTTAGATCAACAAGTATCATGCGACCTTTGTCCAATCTCTACAAATATCCATAACTCTTTTTCTATTTTTAAAGTTTATCTCTTTTACATTTAATAGTTTCTCAAATAGTTTATCAACTCCAGAACCTAATTGTAAGTTTATGTGTTTCTTAAATTTAAACTTTTTAAACTCATCAAACGCATTTACTACGTGATGTTTTTGAAATGGTTGATTTAATTGGTACCAGTCCATATTATAAAAGTAATCTTTTATCTTTTCATTTAGATATGGTGTTATAAATGTTTTATTATATTTACTTGCAACTCTATTATGCCATATATAACCGGCTCTGGCATTTACATCAAAGTAATCATCTCTAAACTCATCAAATTTTTGTTTTGTTTTACCCTTTGTATAATTTAAGATTGCCTTTTTACTTATACCATAATAACCGTCTGCTGCCCAACCACTTAAAATTTCTTTTTCTTTTATTTGTGGATAAATGTATAAAAAGGGAAAACAACACTCGTAGTGCGTTTTCTTTACGCATTGTATCTCATTTTTTAGTGTTAAAAAATCATTTACTAAATTGTCTGTTGGTACTTGTATGACATTACAGTTCCAATTAAAAATTTTACTTACCTCTTCTGCCTTTTTTGAATCGTAAGTTGGATTATCTTTTAGATGAAAGGTATATGTATTAATTTTTTTATTTAAATGTTGTGCCGCGAATGCGACAGATAGACTGTCAACTCCACCAGATAATAATACTGCGACCTCACTATCTTTACTACTTTGTCTTAGAGCATCAATCAGTAATTGGTTTATCATTTAAATTGTCTTTAGGTAAACTTTTTTCTTTTATATTTGTAATTTTACAATTCGTATCTAAAAATCTTTCTTCAATATCTAAACCTGTATCACTATAAACCCAAGTTTTAAACTGTCTTGTACCAGTATCTAAATCAAATTCCCAGATTTTTGCCATAAGATATAGAGGCGAGCTTTATATATTTCTCGCCTCTATCATTCACTTATTAGTTAATCGGAGCCAGTTCAGCTTTTTTAACTGGTGACTTCCAGTTATTGTATCTAAACTTTGTTCCGTATAGAGCATTGATACCCGCAGCGATAATCGCTCTTGTAGGTGTACCAATTCTGTAATATGTTTTACCAGCGGACTTTGATCCGTAGATCATATTACCTTCTGCTCTTAGAGTGTCGATCATTGCTCTTGGAGACTCAAGATCAAATTTATTTCTTAAAGTTTCCCAGGCTACTCTCTCACTTTTTTGTAAAAGATTTAGCACTCTTTGTTTTTTAGAAAGAGACGGTCTACCACGTGTAGCTGCTCTTTTTGATTTATTTACTAGGACTAATTTGTCTTTAGTAAACAAACCTTTTATTGCTTTTAGCATTATGTTTTACTCCTTATTAATGACTATTTTACAACCTGTCAAGGCGATTCCATTAGGAATTTCTTTAAAGTCTATCATCTGGTTCGTTTGGCTCATCTTCAAAATCAAAATCTGGTTCAAAGTTTTGCCAACCATCATTGTGCCATTTGATATCTTCTTTTAATTCTTTACTAAACGGTTTATGTGGTTTATGATCCAATTCCGGTAATACTCTATTATAGTTAATTACAGCCTTTGGACCAAACCTTGTCATTTCAACATCAACAATCTTATCTGCCAATTTTTGAGCAGGATGGTCAACATCAAAATCTCTATAAATCATACCTCTCATTACATCAACAAGTATCGCCAAATCTTTTGTAAAGTGTGGTGTGTTTGTTTTCATAGCCATCTCTACAAAACGTTGCAACATAAACATTGCAATTGTATCAACTTGTCCTTCAACAAATTCTTTTGTCTTCGCCTCTTTTATTCTCTCACCTGCAATTGGATCTTGTCTTGCAGTATCTTTATTAACAATTCTATCTGATGGAAATAATATAATTTTATCATCATCATTCATTTAAAACTTTACCCTTAAAGTTAACTAAACCCTTATCGTTAAGGTATTCTATTAACTGATTATATCCACCAATTAATTCACCATTTATTTTTATCTGTGGTAGAGACCTTACACTACTTCCAATATCTTTTTTTAACTCATCAATTGAGTCAAAACTTTCTAATTTTTTTTCTCTGTAATCAAGGCCAAGTTTTTCTAACATACTTTTGGCCTTGACACAATACCCACAATTATCTTTTGAGTAGATTATAATATCGCTTATATCTCTCATACTACTGTAAGTTTTTATCTTTTACAGTATCTTTGTAGGCCTGTTCAGCTTTTTGTTTAAGATTATAAGAATCTACAACTTCATTAATATTGTAATTGTACATCTTATTAAACTCACCTAAAGGTAATCGTAAACCAATCCACGCTCTATAATAACCTTTTGTGGTTGAAGACACCTCTTGTGCAAATATTTCATAACCTCTTACAGGTGTTTTTTCGATAACATTTACAAGAGTAGTTTCAACATCAGTTACCACACTCTTGGTTTCATTTTTACCAAGTTCTGTAATAAACTGTTTAGAACGTTTATTCATTTCGCCTTTAATGATATCTGCCATCTCTGACTTGGCAATCATCTTTGCCTTTTCAATCGCAAGACCTAAATCAGGCGATACTGCAGTTCCAACACCAAAGATACATTGTTTTTCGTTCACGTCCTGTGAATTTACATTACAAGCTTTCTTTTCTTTGAAATCTGCCACATACCAAGACGGAACAGTATCTAATATATTATTAGTTTCCTTCTTTATTTGGTATGTAGAAAAAGATGAACAAGCGCCTAGAATAAGGCCAGTGGCCAATATCACCATTGTTCGTATCATCATATAGTTTTATTTTATACTCCTTTTTATAT